GTCTAAAGCCAATTTAAGCCCCTGTTAATGTTACCCATGTAGTTGCGGAAGTTGCTTTTACCAACATCGTTTTAGCCGTTGCAAGCGTAACGCTTGACGCAGCTGCGTTCATTGTAGTGCTTGTATTGTAAGGATAGACGGTAATTGTCTGACCTGAATCATTGCGAATAATCATTTCTGCGCCAGTTTCGCAAGGTGGCAACTTAACGCCAGTCGATGCTGCTGAAGTCGTGATCGTGTTGTTTGACACGTTCAACTGCAAAGCATCTGCTGCGGTTGTGCCAGTAGCGACTAGGCCGACAGCGCCTTCGCCACAGATTACTTGAGCCGTTAACGATGAATTGCCTGCGCCCATAATTCTTGATGGAAATGCCATGATAGTCCTTAAAGTTTAGTTACTCATCGCTTTTGCCATTTCGTGCAAAAGTCCATCGCCACATACTTCAATCGTAACATCATCAAAGCCTGCTACGACATTTTGAAAATCTGTTACCTGTTGTGCCATCCACGGCGCACATTTGTACGTCACATCGTTAATCATAGCGTCAATTACACGTTCTGCGTCATTACTTTCTTGTTTGTAAGCATGGTGTTCGCCATTTCGGTAGCTTGAATCCATGCCAAACATAAAGATGCGCTGAAACCCCTGCAACTTAGCCAATATCAACGACAAGATGCCAACAGTTGTAAACCCGCCCATCAGATGAACTGGTCGAGCCTTTTCATGCTCAAGCAACTCATAAACGCCAGGCGTATTGGCGTGAACTAGCACCACTTTATAACCTTCCAACGCATCAAATACTGCATCGTCGCATTGGCTAGTAATGTAAAACGTAGTCGATTGCTGTGGATTCTGAACAAATCTCACGTTCTCTGGTCGAGCGTCAAGCATCACCATTACGTCAGGAATGATGCCTTGGCTTTGCAAATGATCGTAAGAACCGTTCATTGCCCATACTTTTGCGCCGTTTTGATGACGGGCTTTTAACTGGTCAATCGTGTCAACCAGACTTGGCCCGCCACCAACAAGACAGACGCTGCCTTGGGATGACTCGTTAAAATCAAACCAAGGCAGCGACCTTTTTACGGATCGCTGCACATTGCCCAACAAAACGTCAGACTCTGTGTTTCCAACTACATCAAGTACAGCTTCAATCATTTAAGTGATTTGTGACTGGAGATGTGGACGGTTAATCGTCACGGTAATGGTTGAAGTCGTAGAAGTAACGGTTGTCAAGTTTGCCGAGCGAGCAGCAACAACTTGCAGACCAGCACTTGCCAAGACTTTGACACGACCAGCTGTAGCCGACAAGAACAAAGTGACGTTAGGTGCAACTGTAACGGCTGTTTTCTTGATGACTGCATTACCAGCAATTTGATACCAACCGTACAGACCCGCAGTAGTAGCCGCCATAGCGACTGCAACTGGCACGTCTTGAACAGCGGTGTTGACAACCAATGTTGTTTGGTAGGTTGTAGCGTTGTAGCGCACAACAGAACCAACAACAGTTGATGCCACGCCTAACAACAGGATAAACTCACCCTCGCCGTAGGTTGGATCAAATGCACGAACAATAGTGCCAAGTACGGTTGGGGGCGTTGGGATAGTCGTGCCGCCAGCTGTAGTTGTGCCAGAGTCCGTTTGGTCAATATTTAAAAGCCCGATACGGGGTTCGTCGAATGTGTATGCCATGATGGTTTCCTTTAGGCGATCAGAACGCCACAGAACTGTGGGCCTGAAGATGTTAGATTCCCGGCAAAACCGATGAGCTTGACGATAGCGTCTTGGTTAACAGCTTGACGTTCGCCGCCGATTGGCACGAAATTACGATCAGCGTGTGGACGGAACATCATGTATTTGGTGTTCAAGAACCACATATGATTGGCAGTTGCATCGTTACCGATACCACCGTCCAAGATCACATCTGATGCCATGCCAGCGCCGTAGTATTTCAACGATGCAAAGCCTGCGCCAACTGACGAATTGCCACCGTCGGAGATGCGTTGGATTGACTGCAACGATTGCAAATACAGCTTGTAATAGTTGTTGTCGCAAACGATCAAATCAGGTTTGTCAGTTCCACGAATCAGCTGAACAGCAAGAGCATCCATGTACGACTGGATGTTTGATGCTGAAGTAGCCGAGCCGCCATCTGTTACGCCTGAGAACTTAGCCGAACGCCAAAACGAGAACGATGCACGGTTAATTCCACCGTATGTGCCTGTGCTCGGTGCGTCCGGGACTGCGGCCCCGAGTCCGGTGATATTTTTCCCGGAGTTCCCCGTACCGTCTAGGTAAATGTCACCCGAAATACGGTTAGCCAATTGTGCTTCGGCAACCATCATACGACCATCTAGCAAGTCGATGATTGCTTCTTTACCGCTGTTCTGAATCATCTCCAGACCGCTGATCGAAATTGCCGCAGCGTACTGGGTGATACTGAACTGTGCCGCACTACCAAATGTTCACAAGGTTTCGTTAATCCCTTGCCGCCCTTTCGGACTGCTGCATATTTCTATGCAGAGCAGACTATCTCACAACCCCGCAGGGTTCTTTGCACTTCGAGCCACTTGGCTCTACGGGTAGTCACACCCTAGTCGTTACACCTTCCCATCTCTGGGCTTGGCTCGGTATTGTCTTCAACTTAATGGTCAGAGTTTCACCGAATTCACAAAGTTTTTCGATGCAGATTTCTCTACAAAGCCACTAATTCGTCAATGGGACTGTTTTGCGAAACGTTCAAAACTTCATAGCCTGAATAGCTATTGGTGTTGTCGGTTGCGGCATCCTGGTACATAATTTCCTGCAAAATTACGTTACCGCCAGAAAACGTCTTTACGTTGCCACGTTCTTTCAAACGGCGCAGTAAAGCGTTGTTGTTTGTTACGTTATCAGCTAGTTCACCTGTGCGGCTTTGAATGTTAGTCGCAATGATGTCGCTGATCGAGCTATTGGCAAATGCCATAGTAATCTCCGATTAGGTTATCAAAAACGCTCATTAAGATTGTCAAACTGTTCCATCAATAATGAACGCCTATCTTGCGCTTTGGTACTCGTCGCCGCCCCTGGTGTGGAACTTTTAACGCTGACCGCTGCCGCCCGAGCCGCTTTCGCTGCCCTGTTCGATTGTTCCCGTTTCGCTGCATCTGCTGCGCCCTGTGAGGCTTGCTGATGTTTCGTAAACAGGTCGTTATCTAGGCGTATTGCCTTTTGATACGCATCATCCAAGTCCTTCGCCACACCGCTGTTAAGCAGTTGGATCATTGTTGGACGTGCTTCCTCAAAATACTCTGCTTTTGATTGAAACTGGTTAATTTCGCTCAAAAGTGCTTCATTTTGTGCATTTTCCTGCTGTTGCTTCCAATTTAACACCTCGCCACGAACTTGTGCAAGCTCGTTTTGAATAGCGTAAAAGTTAGGATCAGTCGGTTGAATTTGCACCTCGCCCATGTTGATCCCATACTGTTGGGCTAATTGGGCAAAATATGCTTGTTTCTGCTGTGGTGAGCCGTGGCGCAATACATTATCAGCCTCCATCAAGGCTTTGACCGCCTGCGGTGCTTCGATGCCTAAACCACGGATGTTGTTCATGTACGGCTCAATGGCCTGCTGCATTTGGTCAGCATATTGAGCTTTAGTAAGCAAAGGCTGAACCCCTGCTCTCATTTCTTCTTCACGTTTCCAAGCGTATTCTTTTAGCTTTGGATCAGCGGTTGTCCAAGCCTCGTGATAATCCTTCTTCCACGATGCCGGTGGTCGTTCCCAAACTGGTGGCTCTGCCGGTGGCTCAAGATTGGGTTGTTCCTGCGTCCTTACTACCTCGACTGGTGTTTCATTCTGAACCTCATCGAACTGCTGTGACAGTAATTCTCGACGATCTGGCTGTTCAGTATTTTCCAATTGCATACCCCTTTAGGTAAATTTACGGCGTAGTTGTGAAAGAACTTGATTTGCCTGTTTGTGCGTCATGTTTGCCAGCTGCTGCCGCATGACTTCTCTGCGTGTGTCAACAGGCGGTGGCAACTTGGTTTCCATCTTTTCATTGCCTACTTCAAAGCAATTATGTTGGCGCAAGTGTTCCCGATGTATTGACCGGCTTGTAATCATCGATCCGTCAATCATGGATTTGTAGGGTTGAATGTCTGGCATTACCATTGGGCCAAGGCTCTCATAATGCTCTTTTGAGCCTTTCTCAACCAGTTCGCCATTAACGTATATGTAAGTTTTTTTCATAACAGAGCTATAACGTCCTCATCATCCATTTCTATGTGTTCGTTGTAAATCCGGTTTACCCGATCTAAATCAGCCAACATCGCATCGTAATTGATTATCGCTGGCGCTTGGGCTGTAGCCTCAATGACAAACGGTTCTGCAATTTCCTCTGCAATCCTTGGTTTACCCTCTACTATTTGCTCAAAAAGCGCTAAAACCTCATCACGCCTAGCTTTTGCCTTTGCTGCCTCTTGTTTACGATGTTCTTCTTCGTCTTTTTTACGCTTACCGCCATCATGCGTATCAAAATAAAGAACACTTGCTTCTACTTGAAAGGCGTCATTTTCAAACGCATTAAGTTGAAATGCGGCTGACATTTATACGCCTTTTTCTAACGCAGTTATGCGTTCGGCTTGGGTGTCTACGATTGCCATCAATGCTTGCACAGCACCGTACAATGCTGCAATCATCTGCCCGCCGTTTAAGTCAAGGCAATCTTCAATAATATCACCTGTAGCCGGGGTAAACGGTTTGACCGATACAGCGTTCTTAAATACTTTTTGAACGTCTTGAGCTATCCAACCAAGATTGTGTTTATCTTGAATTTGGTCATCGCCATAAACACCTTCAGCAAAGCCAAAATGTTTAAGTGGGACTGACTTTACAATCTCATAGCAACGGTCAAGGTTTGCAGGAACAATGTTGGATTTAATACGCTCATCCGAAACAACTGTCCATAATCCGCCAACTCCTGGCTTGCCTGCAGAGTCGGTGCTAATTTCAAGTTTGTAATTTGGACTACTCGTACCAATCCCCACGTTTCCACTAGAGCTGATACGCATACGCTCTGCACGAGATAACGATCCTACAGATGTTGTATTAAATATAATAGCCGTCGGATGGCTAGTCGACGTAGGTGTAGATTCGATAGTACCAACAATTGATACGGTATTTCGGAATGTTGTGCCATCGTCTGTTGTTGCACCAACAATATTTAACGGTGTAGAGGCAGTTGCACTAGGGGATGAAGCTGTGCCGCCAGCAGATCTAAGGTTAATAGATGGCGCTACTCCGTATCCAGTGCCTTGAAAAGTTGTGTTTTTGGGCGATTCAATTTGTACCGTTAATGCGGTTGTTGAAGCTGAAGTAGCAGTACCAATTCCCACGTTGCCGCTTGAGTCAATACGCATAGCCTCTGCGCCGCCTTCTGCAAAAGCAATCGTATCAGCGGCAGGAAAGAAGATACCTGTATTTGTATCTCCTGTGGTAGTGATAGCAGGAGTGCCTACAGCGCCAGCAGAGAACGTAGCTACACCGCTTGTGGATAAAGTTGTAAACGCACCTGTATTGGCAGTTGTTGCCCCAACCGTACCGTTAATGTTAATTGATGCCGTACCAGTCAAGTTAGTAACCGTACCGCTAGACGGAGTACCTAAAGCGCCACCGTTGACAACAAAAGCACCTGCTGTGCCAACGTTGACACCGATAGCAGTCTGGACACCTGTACCCAATGCCGTTAAGCCTGTACCGCCGTTAGCTATTGGTAACGCCGTTCCGCTATAGCTAATAGCAAGCGTTCCAGAGCTTGTAATTGGCGTACCAGTAATGCTTAAAAATGATGGAACAGTTGCAGCCACGCTTGTAACGCTGCCTAACCCCTTATTATTAAACGTTGTCCAATCCGCCGACGTTAAATAACCATTTACCGACGCTGTAGCAGCAGGTATTGCAATTGTAGGGGTTACGCCACCGGATGATGTAATTGGTGCTGTTGCTGAAACTGAATTAACGTATGTACCTGCGGCTTGTTTACTATTAAAAGTAGTCCAATCTGTTGAAGTTAAATATCCATCAACCACCGCTGTTGCCGCCGCCATTGAAATCGCAGGTGTTGCACCTCCAGACGATGCAACTGGCGCTGTTCCCGTCACGCTTGTGACTACGCCCGTTAATTGACTTGATGGCACTTTGCCACTTGCATCAAGCGTTGCCACACCATTAGCAACACCAGCATCTAATTCTGCCGCTGTGCCTAATCCTACCAGCGTGTGCGTTGCGTTCCAATCTGACGGTCTAACAACGGTTGTATCTGCGCCATCAGGAATTGCGCTTACTTTGGTGTGCGTTACGGTAACGGTCATTGAATCACCTCAACACCAGATGCCCTTCCATCAGGCCCACGGATGATCTTCTTAGGCGCTGCAATTACTGTCATCACGCCGTTGATTTTATCCATTGCCGTGTTGTGCATATTGCTCATATTGTCGTGCATCTGAACCATGCGGTTCATGGCTTGCGTCACATTGTCACCCAGTTCTGCGGCAATCTTAGTGCTTGCAGCCTCTTGAGCCTCAAGTAACGGCAAGTCTAAGCCTGGGTTTGCCCCAATTCTAGCGACCATGATCTTAGTTGCAGATTCCAGCTCTGATTTCCATTTTTCCAACTGTTCAGCAGCTTGCAACTTAGATTGTTCCATTGCCTGCATATACTGTTGTTTTTGCGCCTCAAGTTGAGTTTCAGTTTGTAATTTCATTTGCTGCATTTGCATATCAGCTTGAGCTTTAGCTTGTGCCACTTGAATATCGGCTTGCGCCCTTAACTGGTCAGATTGAGCTGTAGCTTGCATTTTCATCTGCTCAAATTGCTGCTCTGCTTGCATTTTTACCACTTCAGGATTTGGCGGTGGTGGCTGCTGCGCCATCATTTGTTGTTTTTCTTGCAACTGTTGCATAGCTTGGTCAATCGTACCCTCAATCGGTGCGGCTTTCTTGTATGCGCCAACGCCAAACTTGACCAATTCGATCAGCATAGGCACTAACTCTGGCGCTTGTTGACCCATTGGCAACGCTTGCGTCAAGAACCCACCCATTGCTTGCAAGAACTCGACTCGCTCACGTTTGTTTTGATTCTCGTCGATCTGCACCAGGCTGTCTGAATCCACTTGGATGCGGAACGAACGTAGCGGTTTGTCTTGAATTAACTGCAACGCCTGTGGGATTAGCGCCTGATCTGCCGGCTGCATGGCTTGTGCGGCAGCGTACATAAGGATCGTGCTTGGTTGAAACTTAGTGCAGATAACTTGCGCTTTTAACTGGAATAGCTCACTCGCAAACAAGGCAACATCTTCTTGCATCGAGCGCAAGCGCAGTCCTGCATACTGACCCTTAATCTGTTGTGCCGTAGCGGTTTCAGATGCTTGTCCTTGTCCCCGAATAATGTCACTAATACCTGTAATTTCATAGATTTGGGTTTTGATTTCATTCATTGCTCGATAGCATTGCATGAGCGTTGCCGCCATCACATCAATTGGCAACAAGTCAATCGACCCTTTCAAACCGCCTTTTTCAGAAAACGCCATCCACTTATCAACTGGGATTAGTGTGTTGTTATCGCCCTCAGTCAAAAGACGCTGCAAAGTGGGTTGTGATGCGTCATAGACCCCACGCACACGCAACGCCTTAACCAACCCGTCAATGCGGTCGGTCAAAATGTCTAGGTCTGTCGCTTGGTCTTGATACAGCACAAAGTCTGGCACAGGCACAAGCGTGTCGCTAGTCATCGTGGCGTACAAAGGTTTGGCGCACGGAAAGAAGTTTTCAAGCTCTAGTGGATCGTCACGCTCATCAAGAATGTTTGGGCAGCTCTTGCTGATCCAGTACACCTTGCCGCTTTCTTTGTCCCAAAGTTCGCAAATCTTAGCCCGTGTGAAGTCTTTGGATTGGGTTGAATACTGCTTATTGGTTTCAGGCCCTGCATCCAAAGGGATGGATTTAGCCGTTTCCTCGCCAAAGCGTTCGATCAGGCTTTCTTTTGTCATGTACACCCAGCGCCAGACTTGAGTGACTTCCTCCCATGTACGGGCTACAGAATGTCCAAAGTCTTTCCAATGAACGTAATCGGTAGGCGCACACTCGTACTCAATTTCCTCTTGTGGCTCGACTTCATCGCCCATAGCGCCATCAAGCGTCATTGCAGTCTTGACTTGTTGACCTGTACTGTCAACCTCGTCCACATCTTCGGTCACTTGCAGCCCATCTTCGGGAATGTCTTGCGCCCGAACGTGCGGCTCGTAGCGTACCCATGCCACGCCTCGACCACCCAAGAACCTATCCTCAACTGCGTGTTTCATGGTCGATCTGAAATCGGTGTAATGCTCGATCTCAAAGTCCAAGGCACGTTCAATCAACTGGCTAGCAACACGGGCAACTGGGTCGTTATCCCCAAAACGTCGAGATACGTCAGCCTTTGGTAGCCTGGCATATACGGCAGGGATCAGCGTCTGTACGTTAGACCACAGAATGTTAAATTTAGCGGTTTCGTTGGTGTTCTGATTGCGGTTGTCATCACGGTAACGCCTCACAATCTTATTTGTGCGAGCCTCCCATTTCTTGAACTCATTGTCGTATTGGCTGATAACATTCAGCCACTTTTGAACGCCAGTCAATGCTTCCATCTTAGTATCTCGCAAAAATTACGTCACGGTTAACCCGCCCGACAATCTCGTAGCCCCAATCTTGGAGTAGGTTGATTGTGTCCTCGTCGGTGTATCCATAACGACTGCCCAAGCCTTTTAGCTCAAGAGTGATAACCGGATACGTCTTTTTAATGGTTTTCTCAGCCCCAAGCAAAGCCAAATGCTCGTAGCCTTCAATGTCTAACTGGATGAAATCGCAGTTATCTACGCAAAAGGAGTCAATTGTTAGCACTCGAACGTCATTACCCGCCTTTAACTGATGCGCCCCAATGTTCTCAGGGTAGGGGTGATCGACTGATGCTGTTCCTTGTTTCTCACCAAATGCAGCCCAATGATGCTCAATATTGGCGTGGCCTGCGACATTTAGTAGCAACGCCTGATAATTGACTAAGTCAGGCTCAACTGTAATCACACGCTCAAATTGCCCTGCCATCGTGGCGGGATAAACGCCAATATTGCCACCGGCTTGAATGACGGTACGAAACTGGTTCATGTGCGTATAGCTCACATTCAAGTCTGGTAGCTCGACCAAGAGTGCGTTAATGCAGCACTCGTCAATATCGGGAACTTGCCAGCCTTCAACCAATTTCATAGCTCACCCTTGTTTGTTCCCACGGTCTAGGCTTGCCGTGAAATATCACTACCTTGGCATCGTCTAACCCGTTCGGTAGCACATCAGCCTTAAAGCTCACAATCCCATCTGCAATATCTTGCCAGTACGTCACTTTGTCCCGCATAAAGTGTTCAATGTAAGCCTGGTCACCACCCGCCGTATACATCTGTAATGCTGCAAACTTGTCGTACAAATCAACAGGTTTCGACCAATACATCATGCTGCTCTGCATGGCTTTCGGGTTGTACTGACCCCTGTAAACGTCACGCATAATCACAAAATCATGCTGCTTTGCCGCCTCGATCATTGCCGTACAGTCACCAGTCAATACCGTATCTAGGTCAAAGTACAACGCACTTGGTAGCCGAAACAATTCCATCTTTGCCCACCAACCAACCCAATCGTGCATCAAAGGAATGGTTTTGCACTCTAGCTCAACGTCTGACAGACACACAAACTCATGTGGTGGCAAATGCTTAGCGCACATCTTTTGCAGCGCATAGACGTGTTCAGGCTTGAAATCACCACCTGACCGCAATACGCTTGCTACGATCATGCGCTAAAGATGCCAATTGCTAACACTTCTACGCCTGCGCCAGTTGTAATCTTCCACGGGCCATTGCGAGAAATAGCGTTAATTTCAATGTTGTATTGACCAATGCCTGCGCCTGGCGATGCTGGTTGAATCGTGTGTGAAAACCCTGTCCCATCTAGCAAAATGACGTTGCCTGTGGCTGCTGTGCTAACTGTGCAGCACAAACGATGGATGTAGTCACCAGTTGCGCCTGTGCCGCCTAACACTTGTGCCGTTTGGCTAACGGCAACGTGTTCGTATTGATACTCATATGGATAAGGTACGCCGCTCATAATCTTCTACTCCGGTTAGTGGTGTGGGTTGCCCACATATCATTCAAAGTTACTGTGTTCTCAGGCCCGACAATCAAAGGCTTGACCATATCTGGCTGCTTAACCTTCGGCTCTAACCTCCAAGCAATCGCCAACATCCTGAACGCATCTGCTGGGTGGCTTGTCCAATCATGCCGTGGCGTTTGCCTAAATGCTTTCTTGTCCTCGTCGTATTCCCGCTGATATTGCCGTAAAGCCTCTAGCCCGTCATGCGTTCGTTCAGCATCAAACCAACATTGCGGCAACATCTGCCTAACCGCCTGAATCCCATCTTGCACCGACAAGTCAGGCACAATCGCCATGTTGTTAATGCCTAAAAACTCAGCCAATTGCTCAATTACCGACTTACCCGCTGCTGCTAGTGTTTTAGCCCTTGCATCGTGGGGTAAGTAATGTTTTGCGTATTTATACGGCTTTTCTACGACTATTTTAGCTATTTCTGCAATGTTTGCACCACTTATTGCAAAATAATCAATGATGTGAATTTCGTTGCGTACCACCTGATACCACCAAATAGCTGTGTCATCACGGTAGCCTAAGTCCCAAGCCGTATATGTAGGTAGGTGCGGATCGTAATCAACACGCCTAACTTGCCCTGCGTCTGTGATCTTGCGTAAGTCCTCGCCATAGAAAGCACCAAGGATTGCCGCCTCAAACGAACACTCGTATTCTTGTAAGAACTGGTCATCGCTGATCTGTGCGGCAGCTGCCCGTAGCTCTGTATCGGGTAGCAGTCCAGACTCACTAGCCTTTAAAACAAGGTGAAACCACTCGTTAGGCGTTTTCTTAGCTGTTTCAAATATCTGCCAAAACTGGTTCTTGCCTTTTGGTGTGCCAGCGAACACAGCCCAACCCTGCTTGTCTGACAATGTCGGTCGAATGACGTTACCCCAGACTGATGGCCTGAAGTCACCATATTCGTCCATGAACACGCCATCAAAACCCAAACCCCGCATGGCATCTGCGTTGTCAGCACCAAACAAACGTATCTTGCCGCCAGTTATAAGCTCAATGGTCAGCTCGGCCTCATTGCTCGATGCAAGAACAGGCGCTGCAAAGTGTTTTAGGTAATCCCAAGCCACAGACTTAGCCTGGCTACGGTATGGCGCAATGTACGCAAATAGTGGGTTTGTGCTTTTGCACATGAGTGCAGCACGAACAATGTCGTTAATTGCTGCGACAGTTTTGCCGGCTCGTCGGTGTGCAACTAAACAAGCCCAACGCTCGGTGCGGTTGTGGAATGACTTAAAAGCGCCCCTAGGTGAGTAGGGGAGGATTACTTCCCGTCTTGCCACTTGACCACCAATTCTATTGGGCCATCATTAGCGCCAGTATGTTCGGTTCGTGCAAGTTTAGGAACGTGGTATTCAGCAACAGCCATAAAACAGTCAAACGCTGTCTTTGGGCCATACCGTTCATCTGTTGCAATCTGGTCAAGCCATTCTTGTAGTTTGTCAGCATTACCGTCTACAAAGGCAGCTATAGCCTCTCTAGCTTTCGTTGTGCTTTTATTAGGAATACCAACAGGTCTACCTGCGCCTTCCCTTTTGCCGCCTTTGATAGCCTTAGATTGTTTTTCAGTTGCCATATCTTTTCTCAATGGTCTTAGATTTAAGATAGATTGAGTTTAGCTTACTTATTGATTTGCCTGCATTGCTTCCCAATCTGCTTGGGTTGCACCTACAGCGTCAGGGTTTTGTCCTGTGGCTCTCATGTAATACTCTTTCCATGCTGTTGGATGGTTTTCAGCTTTAAGCATTTCGCCAGACGGTGCAGATGAAGGCCAATGCAAACGGTTTTGATCGAATGGATCTGGTTCAGGTCTGATGCCAGTTGCCCATGCTTTGCGGTAATCATAATCAGCGTTTTTGCTTAAATCTGGTGCTTCACCGTATTGCTTTTGAAATTCTGAATACCAAGGTGATGCGGTAATGCCGGACATAAATCGCCGTTCATCGCCTTGCGCTTGGATTGTTGGATTGACCGTTGCTGGTCTTAGGGCGTTTTCCAACTCCATTTGATATTTAAGTGAATCAGCAAGTTTCTTTGGATCAGCCACGGTTTCGCTCGCTTATGTTTTTAGCTTTTGACCTTGCATCTTCTTTGCTTGATGCGCCCCATGCTTTGAGTGCAAGGGCTAATCTAGTCGGTTTCCCGTCTTTCTCCATCGGGCCTGGCATATTGCCCATTCGTGCAAGAAAACTGGCTCGTCTTGGGTTATCGCCTGACTTGACTGGTGGCTTGAGGTTCATGCCCTCTGCTTTGGCACTCGCTCGACCCTTGGCATTTAGACCGCCAGCAGGGTTTTGTCCCTCTTTGCGTTGCCAAGCCGCTGTCATTTCTTCTCGTCTTTAGCTGTCTTAGCTGATTCTTTGAAATCTTTAGCGGTTGGTGCGCCTGGATCGCCTGGCTTTCTCATCTTCTCGCCGCTGCCTGCTTTGATGCGTTCTTGTTTGGCAAGAATGTTTGCGTAGAGTCCCGCTTTCATTTGAACGCCCTCAATTTGTAGAGTGTTGAGTTTAGTAAGCCTGCAATCTCGTCCACAATGTTCTGTAACTCTGTGTCTTTAGGCAATTCATCACGAATGTCTTTAACAAAGGCTTTGACGCTTGTGATGTATTTAACTGGGTCTGTGGCTAAATGAAAGTCTTTAGGATAGCTTTTGATCTGCTCGTAAGCCCCTTGATACGTTTCTGCCCAAGTATCAACTAAGTCGATAATGCCTTCGTAGTATTTTTGCAACGCTTTATGCTTGGCATAAGAGTCTGTTTGCAAATGCATAAAGTGTGCATTTGTCCCGCTATGGAACAAGGTTGCAACGAAAACGGCAGGATAGTCCATAGTGACCTCACAAGATAGCTATCACAATTGTACAACCGCCGCCTGATTTAATCGACCCCCTTGCAATCTCTATTTTGTCAAACTGTCCGTCATCGTCAAACACGCCTGCATCTTGCAATGCGTCAAATAAGCCTTTTAGCCTGTTGTCTAGGTCAATGCTGCGTCTATCCCTTGGGAAGATAGTAATAATCGCCATAAGCCTGTTTGAGCCAAAACTAGGCACTTTGTTGACCGTAACGTACTCTTGCACCGCTTGTTTGTAATCCCTGCCGCCTTGACTGAGGATTGTTCTGCCCCTGAAATTGCGCCAATAAGTATTCATTGATGGCGGTAGCGGCAGCTGGAGGGTAGCAATCACAAAAGCGCCTCGGTCTGGGCTAATAAATCTTCTTCAGTAACTCCATACTTTTTTGCAAATAACTTTTTGCCCAAACCGTGTACCCCATTATTGCCCACATGATGAGTCGGGCATAGCGGTATAACCGGCGAATTTTCACGTTTCATCCCTAATCGTCTAATGTGGTGAATATGAC